CTGCAGGCCGCTCTGGACCACATCCACCGCGTCCACCATCTCCGACAGACTGGCCGCTGTTCTCTCGGCGTTTCTTGAGATGTCGTTCATCTGTGCCGTGACCCCGAGAAGACCGGCGCTCAAGACGAGCATCCCTGCCGCCGCCAGCGAGGCAGTCACGATCATGGCCGCCAGTGCCACATCCGCGAGACCGATTGACGCCGCTGCAGCGATAAACGGCACGAAGGCCACCAGAGCCGCCGCAGACAGTGCGAACAGTCCCGCCGTCATAGCCAGGGACGCGCCAAGCGCTGCTAACATCTGGACATTAAGCCGAGCCAGACCAGCCGCCGCAGGTGCCGCGAACTGCGCGATCATCGGCAGCTGCCCGACAAAGGTCGACATCGCCAACACGATCAGAGACACGCCCGCGGACACCATGAGCACAGCCGCTCCCAATGCCAACAGGCCGACCGCGCCGACCGTAGCCGCCGAACCGACCAACAGGATGACCACCGCCATCGCTGTCGCCGCTCCGACCATTCCGAAGAACACCGCAATGGCCGCAGGACCCGCCTCCGCGAGGGAGATGGCTGCGTTCGCCATCATGCTCATGCCTGCCGCCACCATCAAGACAGCAGCACCAAGCGCCACGAGCATCAGAGCCGTGCCGGCCATGTTCGCGAACGAAGACCCAGCCGAAGCCGCACCGGACGCCGCCTGCCCCGCGTTGCTCGCGAAGCTCGAGAAGTGGCTCCCGAGCGACGAGAGGCTGCTTCCGATGGTCTGGGCCGCGCCCATGAACTTCGACACCAGCAGGATCACCGGGCCGACCGCCGCAGCGATCAGGCCGATCTTGATGATCATGTCCTGCATCTCCGGGCTGAGGCTCCGCCATTTTTCCGTAATCGTTTCGATGATGGGGATGACCGTGTCGATGGCCATGGAGATTGCCGGACCGAAGGCGTCAACCAACTCGTAGCCGAGCTCCTTCAGGTTGTTCAGGAGCGTCGTCATCTCGTCGATCGGATCGAGCGTCTGGTCGAAGGTCGTCTGCACCGACCCGGAGAAGTCTCCGAGGGTGTTCGAGAACTCCGTCAGGCTGATCGTGCCGTTTGATACCGCGTTTCCGATGGCTGCTCCCGCTCTCGTGCCGAAGACGTCCATCATCAGCCCGGTGTCGTCCGAGTTCTCTGTCACCATCTGGAACACATCCGCGAGGTCCATGCCCTCAGAGGATGCGTAGTTGATGGCGCTTCTGAGGCCCGTCATGGCCTGCGTTGTGGTCAGACCCGACAGAGACATCTCCGCCATGAAAGAGGCCGCTTCCTCAGCGGAGAGACCCATGGCCGCGAACGTGCCGGCATTAGTAGCCAGTGCTTCCGACAGCTGGCCCACGTCTTCGCCGGTCCTCTGCCCCACGACGTTGAGCATGTCGAGGATGTCCGTGGCGTCCGATGCTTCAAGGCCGAAGCCTGCGACCACGCGGGAGACGTTATCGACCGAGGAGGCCACATTCTGGTTGTTGATGCGGGCAAACCGCAGGAAGTCTCTGGACAGGCTGCCCAGCTCGTCACCGGTGAGTCCGAATCTCGTGTTGACCTCACCGACAGCCGCTCCGACGTCACCCCACTCCACAGGCATCGAGGTCGCGATGTCCGTGGCGATGCCCTGCATCGATTCGAGCGCGTCCCCGGTTGCTCCGGTGCGGATCGCCACATCGTCCAGAGCCGCGTCTACGGACTGGAATCCCGCCACGCTCGCCGCAGCTGCCGCCATGATCGGAGCCGTGACCGTTGCCGTGAGAGTCTTGCCTACTTTGCCCAGGGATTCCTCAAGCGAGGAGAGCATCGAGGTGCCAATGGCCTGCCCTGCTTCCTCTCCCGCCGGTTCCGCCGCAGCACCCAGCTCCGAAGAGATGGTCTGCTGAGCGCCCTGCATACTCGGGACGATGGTTACATATGCTTTTGCGAGTTCGATATTTCCGTCTGCCATCATTTACCTCGCAATCTCTTCATGATCTCGTTCTTCACATCAGCGAGCGGGATTGACGCCGTGCCGATGTGGCGTTTTTCTTTCTTCTTCTGCCCGGGTCTCGGATAAGGCTCAGGCTTCTTCTGCTTCTTCTGGGTCGCCATCATGGCGAGCGTGCGGTTCATGACCGCCAGAAGGTCGTAGATGTCGGCGAGGATGCGGTTGGTGCCGTCGGTCGTCGCCCACTGTGCTCTTTCCGGGTCGAGGTCGTACGACAAGGCCGACCCCGGCTCCGTCTTAGAAATAAAATCGCCGAGGGCGTCCCATGTTAGGGCGCCCCCGACGTCGTCTAATGTGTATCCCCGTTTCATGAGGTCCACGTTGACCGCCTCGCGGTGCTCAGCTACAAACTGCGCGAGGCCGATTATTTTCCCAGACCCTGCTCCTTCTCGTAGGCTCCGAAGATCTGAGCGTAGCCATAATCTCCGAGGTCTTCCTCTTCGAGGCCGGGAGCCATCCGCAGCAGGAACGCCTTCACCGCAGCGATGCGCTCCGCCACAGGGGTCTCGGGAGTGAGTGACATCACGTCACCGATCTGGTCGATCGACAGCGTGGTCAGAGCCGGAATCAGATACTCGCCCTTCTCACCCTTGATGATGAAGGGTTCGGGTTTCTTGATAATGAATGCCATGTTTCTCCTCCTTCGTTTGCTCATCAGCCCGCCGCTCCGGCAGTCTTGATGAACTTCATGCCGCCGTCACCCATCGCGGTGACCTCGAAGGGCCACTCGATGGCATCGCCGGGAGCAAAGCTGACGTTGTCGCTGACGGAGATCTGTCCCTCGGAGCAGCCGAAGGCCAGCACATCGTCTCCGTCGACCATCACGAACAGGAACGCCGCAGCCGCCGGCAGATCGCTGGCGGACAGGTTCACCGTCGTGGTGTTGGTCTCGGTCGTCACCGCACTCGCGCCGAACAGAGCCGCCAGAGCGTCTGCGGTCGTGCTGATGCAGGAACCCGATGCGGTCTCCTCGTGGTCCGTCAGAACCACGCGGCGCACCACGTTCGCCCAGTCTTTGATGTTCTCCTTGTCGCGGGAGAGGTTCAGGGTCATGCCCTCGTCCGAAACAAATCCGACCACCGAACCCCATGCGGAGAGGGTCGTCTCGGACAGCGTCGCCGGCAGGGCGGTCCCGCTCGCGGCCGTCAGAAACATGCCCGATGCGCGGCCCTTGCCAATGTTTACTGCGTTAGTTGCCATGTTTAAGCCTCCTTTTAAAGCTCAAATTCTTCTTGATGTGCTGTAATCAGCACAGTGGAACGATAACGGCACAGGTCAGGTCTGAGCGGGTCCTGGAACCGCGTCGCCTTGGTGTTCTCCCTGACGTACCACTCGGACTCCTTCAGGATGCCCACCGCGTTCCGGGTGATCTCGCAGGCCTCCGCGTCTGTCTCCGCATAGCCCTCGATGACCACCGTGAACGTGTCGATCTGGTTCGCCTCCGAACCTCCGGCACTCGTCACGCGGATGAACGGCAGGGAGTAGCTCGCCGGCAACGGGTCCACATAGGCCGTGTAGTAATCAGACAGCACCACCCGCGCCGCATCTTCAATGTCAATGCTTCTTCTCATCCGTGCACCGCCTTTGTAAGTGCTTTCTGCTCAGACTCCGCGACCATCGTGGCGCGGTCAGTCGTACCGACCAGACCCACCCAACGGTTGAACAGCTTCACGTTCGCGTTGAAGCCCTGAGACTCGCCGGTGATGTAACTGTCAGCCCGTTCCTTGGTTGCGTTCGTGTGAGACTCGATCAGAGCTTTCACTCCATCGCTCTTCAGATAGGCGTCAAAGCCCGCACCCTGCAGGAAATCAATGTCGACATTACTCATCCCGACCACCTCTCAAGGTTCAGCTGGATGTGGTCCAGACCGCCGGATGCAGAGGGCCACACCCTCGGCGCTCCGTTGATCGTGTAGGTATCGCCCGCGTACTCGATGCGGTCGCCGGCCTTCACGTCAGCGTCTGCCGGGAGGTAGGCCGTCAGGCCGTCCGATAATGCCAGGACTCGGCCATCCTGTGAGAGGGAGGTCGATGCCGGCTGCACGGAGCACCCGTCAATGATCGCCCGCGTCACGTTCGTCCAGTCCGGGACATCCGACCCTCTGAGCGTCTTCGTGCCCGGTCGGATCCGGATGACCGTCTGTCTGAAAAAACTTAGAAGGGCCATAATCAACCCTCCCACAAACTCAACGCGCCGATCTGCTGACGCTTCAGCCCCAGAGCCTTCAGGTCTGACGGCCACAAGGCAACACGACCGGACGCGTTGGGTAATGAGTACGACTGACTTACGCCTCCCGCCGCTTCCTGATAGGACGTTGCCGGGAGCTGTGTCCCGGGTGTGTTCAGCTCGCGCATGACCACATCAACGGTCACGGCCTTCGCCACCGACGCGAGATACGGGCTCTCGCTGATCATCGTGTCGAAATCCTTGCCGACTTTTTCCGCCTCGTAGCGGATGATGTCGCACACGACTGGGATCAGGCTCGCCGCCCGCTCCTGTTCTGCGGCTGAAAGCGTTCTCTTCATGCTCTGGATGTCTGCAACGGTTGCGTAATCTGCCATTCTTACCGCCTCACTTCTTCGCCGGCTTTTTCGCCGGCTTCTTCTCTGCCTTTTCGGCGGCGAGTTTGTGGCCCGCCGCCTTATATTCCTCGACTCTGGATTCGTGGACGTACATGATGCCGCCTGACATCTTGTTGATCATCTTCACCATGTCGATGCCCTCATCAGGCAGTCAGCAGATTGAACTTGTCGACATCCGCGCGGAAACCGACCTCGATCTCAGCCAGGACTGCAATCATGTTCTGCTGGAACAGGTTGATCGTGGTCGCGCCGGAGGTCAGCGTCGCCTGATCGGAGATACGGATCTGGACGCCTTCAACCGTGCCATACAGGGCCGCGCTCCAGTCACCGGCGATGCCGTACACGGCGGGATCGGAGCCGGAAGCGGCCTTGTACAGGGCCTTGTTGATGTACACCGGGGCACCCAGCACACGCGGGATAGCGCCCTCGGACACGTTGTTGACGAACAGCGGACGTCTGTCTCCGTCGACAGCAGCAAGCAGAGCGCCGCGGCCCTGAGCACCGAGGGCGAAGCCGTTAAGGACACCGCCGTTGTTGGCGATATCGGTATCAGCAGCCACCAGAGCGGCATAAACATCCGTGCCGAACGACTGAGCGGTCGCGGCCGCAAAGGTGTCGAAGTTCGCGCCGGGTGCCTGAGTGTTTCCGATCACGGTGCTGTCGAACACGGAAGCAAGGGCAGCGGGCAGGCGGCGGATCAGCTCGTCGTACAGAGCAGCCGCATCACGCGTGAACTCGCGGGACACGGTCTCGATGACAGCGATCTTGTACGCCTGCATCAGCTTGGTGTTCAGCGTGGAGTTGCTGACGGGCTTCGCAGCGGTCTCAGCCACCCATGCAGCCTGCGGGTCACCGGTGATCACCGGGATGGTCAGGCCACGGCCGGGCAGCTCGACTCTGCGAGCCAGACGCATGATCGCGCTCTCCTGCTGGACGTCAGCGATGATCTCGGAGGAGATCTCAGAGGGAAGGGTAATCGTAGTGGTTCTGTTGATGTCTGCCATGATAGGCTCCTTTCTTTTACTGATTGACTGTTTCGTCAAACCATGTTTTGAATTTGTCTCTTGTGCTTGCCCCCGTCCCGGACCCGCTCTCGGGGTCCTTCAGAGGCAGCGTGTTGCTGACCGGCGATGTGCCGACCAGGCTCTTGAGTGTCTCGGCAGATGTCCTGATGCTCTCCTCGTCCTCTCCCGTGAGAAAGTCCGCCGAGCCCCAGGGAAGTCCGACCTCGTGGCTAATCCGGCTTTTTAACGAGGCCGTCTCGTATGCTTTGGTCTTTGCCGTGAGGTCTGCTATCGTTTGCTCATCCTGTTCGTGAGCTTTCTTGTAATCATCGAAGGCCTTGGTGACTTCACCGAGTGCCCGCTGATGATCGTCCGGAGACATCCAGCCTTCGTACCGCTTGTTGGCGGCCTCTCGTTCGCGTCTGAGTCGTTCCTGGACGATGTCATTGACGCGTGCCTGGAAATCCTCCTGTGTGGTGATAGGTTCGAAATTGTCTGCCATTTTTGTTCCTCCCATTTATCCGTATGGTCACGTATTCGACTAATAAAAAACGCGCTGCTTCTTCGGCTCTTTCGCCGATGCACACGCGTAAGTCGCTAACATTGCGCTCTCCAACAGCGATACATCTATCGCATCATCGAGCGTCTTATAGCCAAAACCGCCATTCGAGCCGATGGCCCTGTGCTGGGCGTTGCACACTGATTGCCTGAGCGCGGGCTGCCCTCGGTGACAGATCGTCTTAGCCGTGACGGCCGTCTCGAACTCCGACGCCGCCGCAATGACCTCTTTCGTGGTGATGACGTTGAGCCCCTTCAGCTTTTGGTTCTTGGCTTCTTTCTTGAAGCTCTCAACCCCGGAAGCACCGTCAATGAAGGCGGCTTGTACATCACTCTTTACGAGGAAGTTGACCATCCAGTCATTTCCCTCACGCTGCGGCCTGCAGTCTATAGCCTCAACGAAGACGCGGTCGTCTTTCGTCTTCACCGCAACGGACATAGACACCGTTTCGCCGTCCCTGCCGAACTTGATGCCGACAAACAGGCGGCCGGCGAGCTCCGGCAGTGTCTCGACCTTCAGGGCATCCCATTCCGGTTCGGAGATGGCGGACTGCTGATTGTATTTAATCCACAGCCCCAACCGCTGAATATTGAAGTCGATGTCATCGCCGTTTATCTCGTCCCGGATCGTGCGCTCCGTCAGTATCTGACCGAGTGACGGGCTCGTCTCATACCAGGCATCCACATCATGGACATCGGTCATGTGATCGACCGCCCATTCAGCCCATCCGGCATTTACGCCCTCACCGGCGAGGACGATGTCCCGGAAGTCTCTGAAAACACTTCCTGCGGAGACTGCCGTCGGCGGCGTCCCGGTCATGATGGTCTGCGGGTTCTTCGACGATGACACGACGTAATTTAGCGCCGTCTGCTGTGCCCTGGTATATTCCTGAGCTTCGTCGATGACCAGCAGGTCATACCCGGATCCAAGCGCGCCGGAGTTCGTCCGCGTCCTGAAGTCGATCACGCCGCCGCCTTCGAGCTCGATCCGCTCCTTGCCGTAGGCCTTGTAGGTCGATTTTGGCTTGATGCCGATCGCCTCGATGCGACTCTTGAGCCGCTCCCATGCGATGTGGGCCGTGTCGGTCAGGTGCGCCGTGTGCAGGATGTGCTCGCCAGTCATCAGTCCATGGAGCTCGCGGCTCGTCAGGATCTCTGTCTTGCCGTTTCGCCGTGGGACTGAAAAGCCGAACTTCGTATGCGTCCATAGGCCGTCTTCATTGACCGCCATGATGTCCGTTATCACGAGTTCCTGCCACTGCTGCAGCGTGTTGCCTGATAACTGATAGAGCTGCGCGGCCTCTTGGCCGTAGCTGCGCTCATAAGGCAGTATCACGGATGTAGTGGGAAGTTGATTCCCCACTCTCATCCGCATTTACCTCCTGGTCGGTCTCTTGATCTCATCGCTTTGATCACCTCCGGTAGTTTCTGACGCGTTCCGTCCTCCCGTTAGCTGAATAATCTATGATGCAGCGGCAGTTTTCATGTCTCCGCCATAGATCCTCTCCGACCGTGTCGCGAGCACTCTCGAAATCATACGAGCCCGCGACCTCTTCGCACCATTCACATGCACCATACTCCGCGGTCCGTGTGATATGCACCGCGTAGCCTGCAGCCGATTGCAGCGCCGCATTGTCGCGGATGGCGTCATCCACCACAGACATCGAGAAGTTGGTCAGCTGGTCGTAAAACGCCCGCTCAATGTTCACGAACTCCGGGTTGGCCAGAAGCTCGTTCACAATGCCATAGGCTCTGTTTCCGTTGAACTCCGGCGTCTGCACCCTCATGTAGATGCCGGCGGCGGCGTTCATGTTCGCCTGGACCTTGTCAGTCACGGCGATGACCATGTTGTGGTCCGCTCCGAGCGCTCCGGGGATGAGGTTCTCAACGTCCCAGTCGCTTATCCCGTTTATAGGTGCGTGCCGGCGGAGTGTCCTCCCTAAGAGGTCGCCCACCCGTGCCGCGTACTGACCAGCCACAACATAAGAGCCGCGCCCTGCCTCAATGAC